CTGTAGTATCTACTATAGGTAAATCTTGTACAACTTTAATGACTGACATTTAAATTCTCCGAATTGTTATCATTCTTCCGTATTATTTATTTTGGATTGTTTTAGAAACTTTTGAAGTTCTGCGGTGCTTCCGATAAACATTGTATTGTTTACAGTAGATGGACCTTTTCTGGAAGGAGTATCTTCTTCAATGGTCTTCATTTTTTTCTGAAGATCAATTAATTTGTCAGTCATATCAGCAATATTTTTGATGCCTTGGAAAGCAACTTCATATGCTCTTGGATGATCACTATTTCTAGCTACATCCATGATGCCATCAATCGCTTCCTGACCCTTTCCAATTAAATTATATAATTGTTCTCTACTATATTCATAATCTTTTTCAATATCTTTTATATCATCTTCAAGTTTTACAATTTCTGTTTCGGAAACTGTATCTTGAGGGACAATATTAAAAGCGTCATCTAATTTATCGAATGTTGACATGATTATTCAGTCCAAAGTTCATTAAATCCAAAATCATCATCTGCTTCTACTAAAGCATCATCTAGAGTATTAATAACTCCATCGTTATTATTATCTTCTAATGCTTTTGGAGTTACACTATATGTCACATATCTGTTGGCGTTAATTGCAGTACCAATATCAACATTGACCTTTTTGATTATATCTGAAGTTGTAATTGGTCCGTAAATATATGACTTTGCAGTAAATGTTAGAGTGTAAATAATAGTTCTTCTGACAGTAAAATCTCCTTCATAATCATCTTGAATAGTTACACCATTTAGTAAAATTGGAATATCTTTTTTCTCATCTGTCTCTGCGACCATATTGATCGTAATTGAAAAATATGGCTGAAAGAAAGGTAAAATTTGTTCTAAAATTTGAACAGCATCGTCGTTATTTTTGCTGATGATAGCAAGCTCAAAATCTAAATTATATGGAACTGGCATATAATGTGAATATGATATATCAGTTTCTCCATTCTTTGGAGTTCTGCATACCTGAGTTGGTCCTAACTTTCTTGAGGGATCATATGTGATTCCTTTTAACTCAAACGCAATTCTAGGTAGCTGAATCTGAGTAGGTCTTCGTTGATCTAAATCTGGTTCTGCTTCTACTCTTGCTAAAAATTTCTCAACAGGACCATATGCAAAAGGAACTTTAATGGATTGCTTAACAACTCCATCTTTGTCTTTTCTTCTGAGTTCTATATTATTAAATAGAGTGCCAAATCCAATAATTGTTTTACGAATTGATTCGTTATAAAAATGTGTGCCTAACATTAAAATTCTCCCATATTTGAATATTCACCGAATGGATTTCTTTCGGACCAGTCGATAATTTGGTCACCTTCATCTTCAAACCATTTGTTTTCGTTGAAGTCATCATTTTCATTTTCAATAGAGCTAAAGGTACTGATTACCCACTCTGCATTACTAGTTCCTCCGATTAAAGTTTCTCCGTCTTTAAACTTTCCTACTATATCTATAAGCTCAAGCTCTTTATTAGTTACATCATATCTTATAACTTTTCCTTTGGCTCCGCTTATAGAACCTGTTACGATCTCTTCAAATTTATAGATGCCTTTTGGTGCCAATACTGCCTGTGCAGATGCTCCATTTCCAGCACCACCGATAATTACTGCAGGAACAGAATTATATCCAGATCCAGGTTGAATAATTTTAATTCCTGTAATTACTCCTGCAGAAACTGTAGCAGCAGCTTGAGCACCAGATGCTCCACTTACAATACCAAAAGTTACAGTAGTTCCAGATGCAGTATATCCGGTGCCTCCATTGAGAACATTAATTTGCTTAATTCCTTCTGTAAGTTTAAATGTAATAGAATATCCTTCCTCTCTTCTAATTTTATCTATTTCTTCTACCCCAGTTTCAAATCTTTCACTGGAATCCTCCATTACTTCACAAACTAGTTGATATGTCGCAATCTGTCCTAATTGTCGAAATGGTTTGTTGTGCTCTACAAATTTAATTTGAAATAGTTGATTTGTTAGAGGGAAATAAATTACATCACCTTCATTAGGTCTTTCGTTGGTGAGTAAATTGTTTGATGAGGAGATTAGATCTTCCCATCTTCTCTTTGAAATTATAAATGTTGCCTCTTCTGCAATACGTACTCCAAATTTAGTTAATAACGTTCCTTCCCCGGTAAATCCTTCGTAGTTAGAAACATACATTTCTATCATGTAGTTTTCATCAAATAATGCAAGAGGATCTTCTTTGAATAATCTGTCATCATCTGAAAATTCTCTTGGCAAATAATAAACATCAAAACCATAAATTTTCAAAGATTCTATAATTAAATCTTCATACAATCTTTGTTCTGATGATGTTCCGTGGGAAAAGTAAACGTTTTTCATTATCCTACCATATCAAGTGGTGGCAGTTCATATGTACTTAGAAGTTCTTCATATAGCTTATCCAACTCTCCAGATGCATCATCATATAATTGACGACCATTGAAAGTTACCCCACCTGGCATCTGAATACCTTCAAATTTAGATAAATTTTGACCCCACTGCTTTTTGATAAGTGAAGTTAAATATTTTTTGACCCAAATTTCATTATAAAGTTTATTGAACTCATTTGGATCCAATGCTCTATAACAATCAATAACAATAAAATCATCTTTAGATTGCATACCCCAATCAAGATCAATATACAATCTATTTTGAACTTTATTATAACGAATATCTTTGTTGCCTTCTAACATAAAATCTAGTGTTTCTAGATAAGTCAGCACCATATAATAATTCATAATATCATATGAATAGAAATTATAAAAGTCATTTAGAAAGAACTGATATCTAAAACCAAACATGTTATTAACAAAAGCATTTGATACTTTAAAAATGCCTTGCACTGCAATAACGTGATCTGGAACTGTTAGATATCCTCTTCCTTCTTCAAAACTTAAAGTCCTGGATGAATCAGAATCATTGGTGTCAGTTTTAGTAGTAGTAAAATTTCTTTTCTTTCCATTATCAAGATCTTCTTGGGTAAGTTTGTACTTCAAGTACATCCTTTCCATGCCATTATAGGCTCTCTCATTAAAAATTTGAATTGTGTCGTCGATGAGATCTTCTATTTGATCGTCATCAACATTAATTTCAATCACTGGTTTTCCAAGTCTACGAAGACAATATTCTTTTAATTGTACTCTACTACTTGGTTTTGTCATTATACTGACCTTCTAGATTTTGTAAGTTCTTTTGTTGGAGTTTCAGATTTGTCATCAAAAGAACCCCCATCTGAAACTAAAGGTTGCTTTTGGGTAGCAGTTATCATATTATTAAGATAAATCACTTTAGCTTCAAGCATTATGTTTTGGGATGTCAATTCATTTATCTTTTTTTGCATTACTGCTAATAAATTATTTACTTCATCTGAGTTCATAATTACCTCATAGTTTTAGTTATTTATCAATAGGTTCCACCATCAAGAGTTGTAGTCCAAACTGGAACACCAGAACCATTTACAGTTAAAATTTGATTTGATGTTGTTTCATCAGAAGTTCCTGCAGCAACTGTTCTTGTTAATCTCTTGTATTGATCAAAGAAAGCAACACCATTTAATACCCCATCATCAAGTTTTACTGTTTTGAAATATGCACTACCTCTAGTTCCATTGAATACATTTCCAGAATTTGTGGCATCTGGAATGTATGTAAAATAATATGTTGTTACATCTTCAGAGATTCCAGACTCATCATAACCGAAGAAACCAGTTTTTAAGCTGCCATTGTAGTATCTGTATTCGATACCACGATCCATATTATCGTCTGCACCTTGAGTAAATGTTAAAGTGACTCCAGCTGCAATTCCCCCAGTTAATGCTGCACTAATGGTTATTTGATTTGAAGTATTAACTACAATTGTAGTGTTTGCAGGAATGTTGGCATCACCAGTAATAATATCTCCATTATTTAATCCTGTAGTATTATCAAGGATTAAAGTTGTTGCTCCATTTGAAGCAGAAGATGTTAAAACTTTCTCGCTAATCGCATCTCCAAGAGTAAAAATTGGATCATTTACAGTCATTACGGTAGAATTTACCGTAGTTGTAGTACCAGTTACCTTAAAGTTACCTCTAACAATGACATCACCGCCAGCATCTCCGCCAGCAGGATAAGGATCAAGAGTAATTGTTTGACCACTTACATCTCCATAAATTGTAGATCCATTAATTTTTAGATCTCCAAAATCAGTTGTGGTAGCAGCAGTACCAAAATTAATAGTAGTGGCGTTACCAAAGGCATTTACAGTAGTTGCATTGCTATTTAATAAATTAAATGTAGAAGTGGAACAATTTAAAGCTCCACCATCAATAGATATAGTTCCATCAACATCTAAATTATTATTGATATTAGTAGTACCTGTAGCAGCACCAATTTCAACCGCAGTGGCGGCACCAGCAAAATTTACAGTAGTTGCATTGGCATTTAATAAATTAAATGTGGATTGATTTGTTGTGAAATTTCCGCCATCAACATTTAAATTATTATCAATATCAATATTTGCAACTCCAAAAGTAACTAATTCAGTAGAGTTGGTTGTGTCAATTTTAATATAATTATTAGAACCTTCCGCTAGCAAAAATGCACTTGCTGTATTATCTTCAACCGAAATATTTACTTTAGCAATTGAATTTCCAATTTCAATTAATTCTGAACCATTTATGGTTGTAATATTTAAATAGTTTACTAATCCTTCTGTAATTGAAAATGCATTGGAAGCATTATTTAATATATTATTCTTAATAGATGCAATATTATTTCCTAAAATTAATGATTCCGAAGAATTAGTAGTATTAATTTTAATGTATTCATTAGTACTTTCTTTAACTACAAAAGCAGAAGCAACATTATCTTTAACAATATTATCAATCGCTGAAATATTATTACCTATACTTACTTTTTCAACCGAATTAGATGTTGTGACATCAATGTATACATTAGCATTTTGTTTTAATTGAAACGCCCCTAAAGAATTATCTAAAACTTCAACGGAAGTTTTAGCTAAAGTATTTCCAATAGAAATTAATTCAGATGAATTTGTAGTGTTTATTTTTAAATATGAGTCTATACCTTGTTTAATATCAAGGGATCCTTCAATATTATCTCTTAAATTAAAATTGGTAGCAGAGTCTGTAAAATTTACATCTCCACCCTGAACCGTTAAATCGCCACTGACTGTTAAATTAGTAGGTGTTCCTGCCAGACCTACATTAAACGATCCAGCAACATAAAGATCTCCTCCAATTCCAACACCACCAGAAACAACTAATGCACCACTAGAAACTCCTGATGAAACAGTAGTATCAGAAATAGAGACTGCAACACCACTTGTAAAATTCCAATCTGCCCCAGTAACTTCTAGTCTATCATTAGTAGCTTCATTATATCTAATTTTGGTGTCCTTACTTGTACCAAAAGTTAAATATGTATCATCTGGAATTTGTATTTCTCCAACTCCATTTGGATCTAATACAATATCCCCATCTGTATTTGTAGATGAAATAGTGTTACCATCTAATCCAAGATTATCTACATAAAATTCATTGACTTTTTTCGCAGAATCTACTAATACCGCAGAGTTAGCAGTTAATGTTCCATGCCCATGATCGAGCATATCAGTAAAATATTTACCACCAATAACTTCAATATTAGCAGCAATACCTCCAGTTTCAGTACCTGTACCAAGGTACATTTTACCATAGGATGTTACTGTGGCACTTTGGGCATCAATATAATTACCAGTACCCCAAGAATAACCTAACTCACCTTGACCGAGATTTGGTTGTCCAATTCCAGAAGATCTTTTAATTTTAATAATAGTTGCCATTTTTTGTGTCCCTGATGGTTTAATAGTTACCGCAATTAATAGTCAGACCATTTCTTTCTATAATATTAGAAGCAACCCAAGCATCAAGATTAGCATCATATTGCAAAAGGGCTCCATGTTGAGCATTTAGTACATCTACATCACGCAATGAAGAAATTTTTTGTGCTGCATTTGCAGCAATAGTTATTACTTGTGGTTGGTTAGATACTGTAGCAGATATCTTAGGAGAAGGTGAAGTATTTACTGTAATATTAGTCATTTTGTTACTCCTGGATTAATAGTAACAATTCCCTCTATTACTCTAGTTTTTTTACCAAAAGAATCGGTAAGAACTACATCATATAAGTATCTTCCTTGTTCTAAAGAAGAAGTTTGCGAAAAACCCAAATCAAGTATAACAATTCCAGTGGCTCTATTAGGCGAAAAAGTTACTGTAAAATCTGTTGATGTGCTACTATAATAAGATTTTCTTATTTTAGCCAATCCTGTATAACCGGTCAAATTCCATGGCTGATTGTTATCATCATAGATGGTAATTTTAGCGTTGAAATCAGAACCTTGGTCAACATATAAGTTTTTTACAGCTGCCATTTAAAAATATTTATATAGAGAGATCTCCCTAATATTTATAAGCAGATCTATTCTTGAAATTATTTTTTTATTAATAAGTTCATAACTACCTGTTGTTGGATATGATATAATTTTGCAAATTCTTTTGCAATGTGCTTGGCACCCTCTTCGTTCAACGTATCTATATCATTATAAATTTTTTGAAGAGTAAATTGTTTATTAAGTGGTAGATCGTTCATTTAATTTTAACAGCAAAGTTTTAATTTCAGTTAGCTCAGATTTTAGATCTTGTAGCTCATTCTCAATTTTATCAATTTTCTGAGATTTATTCTGTCTCATTTGATAACTTTTCATATATGATTCATACTCATATGTATTACTATTAACGATGGCACCACTATCAGAATCTCGATATAACCCTGGGTGCCCATCAACCATTACCTTTTTCATCATACTGCTAATGCAATTGCTCTGAAGTTTCTAATTTTTGGAACATTAGTTTGATCTGCACTAATCATACATACCTTAATTGAGTATTCTTTAAACTCCGGTAAATTCTTTACTTCAAACTCAAATGCTCTGTAGTCAGATGAATTCACTGAAGTTGGATATGAAATTGGAGGCAATTCAATATAATTCATATCATCAAATGAGCCTAGGTTTCCATCACCATTTATTTTAACAAATACCTTAATCTCAGAATAGTCTCCATTCAAACCTTGTTTTCTAATACCATCTAAAAGAACTTTAATTGCAGTCGAAGTATTTTGTAAGGTAACTTTTTTAGTAATATATGATGAATATTTACCAGAATTTGGAGTCAATTCTGCAGAAATATCTACAACATCATTAAGAATTTTTTTGCTAATTCTATTGCATACAGTAATTGCTGATGACCCAATTACATCTACTACAGGACTGATGTTATCAATTTCAGTAGACATTCTCAAATTAAATATTAGTGATGATGGATTAGATGGGAAATAAATTGAATTATTTGCAGATGAAACAACCAATCTAGGTGTAGTCATTTCGCAATACTGCTTATTTTCTACAGATTCTTCATTAATTTGAGAGAATGAGGATTGTGCAGCATAAATGCTATTTCCAGTAACACTTGTAAATGTAAATGATAAATCTGTTGAAGGAAGCACCAGAGTATTAATATTTGGATATAATTCCTCATATTGAATATTTCTAGATGCAATTATAGAATTTCCCCCAGCAATAATAGTGGAATTTGCATTAGTGGTTGCTGCAATTTTATATCTATCCAAATCAACCACTTGAGTGATTTGATGTACTTTATTAATTTGTGTTAATGGAATTCCATTAATTGAATAGCATTTTACACTAGAACCAATTGCATGTGTTGCTGCTACACTGCCAGAAACTCCTCTTTCAGAGATAGTAAGTGTATTTCCAGAAATACCAGTGTATTTAATAATTTCATTATTGATTAATACAAATCCAGGATTTGTTGGAGATACTGGAAGTTTATTGATAGTTCCCCAAGTAGTAGCACTTGCATTGCCAACAGTAATATTTCCAGTTTGTGATGCGGTAGTGATTGCAGTATTTAAACTAGTATCTGGAGCATCTGACATAACAGAAGATAGTTTAACATAATTTTGTATACTGTTCATGCAATGATTTGGATGATATACTTCAATAGTTGCAGAGTTATCTGTGAATGATAGAGAGTCTGGATTTAATACTGCATCTGGAACAGGATCGTTATTTAACTTGCAGTTATATGTAGTATTTGTAATAAATTTAGCTCTATTTAATACAAATTTAACATCTTCAAATTGATCTGGTGACCAAGTTGACATATTCTGAGATTTAAATAATGAACCAGAGTATGGTTGTTTATCAATAATAAATGAAGTTAATACATCATTTTCAGTAAGTCTAGATATCCACATTTTATATTGTTTAGAATTACTTCTAACTATAAATGCATAATATGTGTCTTGATTTAAATATACCAATGATGGGAAAGTAAATCTGGTTGCTACAGAAGCATTATTAGAAACATTTACATTAGATGCATCTACGACAGCAACTCCATATGGAACTACAGTATTTGTGAGTGTTCCATTCTCCATAGTTCTAATTTCTACAGAGACTGGTACTGAAGGATCTTTGGTTTGGAAGTATAGATCAATTGAAGATATAAACACTCCGCCAGTAGAATCTACAAAGAATGACTGTGCTACTGGGTCTCCTCCCCCTGCAGGTGGTGGTGGTGGTGGATCTGGAATGAAGACTGTTCTAGTTCCTCTGATGGGTGTAGACGTGATTTGTGGGGTTTGTAATGAAACTACATTGCTGGTTAAGCTAACTCTTGCACCTAAAGTATCATATACTGTTTCTGCATTTGACTGAGAAATTCCATAAATTGAAGTTCCAGTAATTTCATCACATAACTTAAACACAGATGTGCCAGTCTGGTATGTTTGTGGAGGAATAATCAAGAAGGCGTTCAATACTCCAAATGAATCTGTTTTTACTCTAGGTGATGTAAGAGTAAGTGTTCCAATTGCACCTGAGGAATTTCCAGATATAACAAAAGTCGAACCCAATATAACTGGATTTATATTACTTCCATCAATAGTTAAAATATTGTCAATACTTAAATATGTGGAAGTTGAAGAATATGAACCTAAATCATCAGCAATTACTGTTGCAGTAATTACATTAGCTCCTTGGACAGTGCTAGCTAATGTTGGACGTAAAGTTACAGTTTCACCAATTACAAAAGTTCCAGTCCTATTGGTCATTCCAGTGATATTTTTAGGGAATATCATTGAATCATTCAGTGCATCATCAACAAAGAAGTGGAATAATGTATTGGGCTTTAACTTAGATGCAACTACATTAACAATTCGGGATCTAACAAACTCTTCTGTGCCAATACTATTAATACTATCCCCAACTTGAATTTCTTGAGTTAATGTTGAGAATGTATTATCAACTCCAGTTCTCTGTTGGAAGACATTAGTGCCGCCACCTGTCCTAGCAGACCCAGTAGAATTCCATGCACCCCATTGTTCACCTGAAGCACCACTATTGTCAAATAGGAATCTAATTGGTTCTGATAAATCTATCTGTTGAGTCTCTCTTTGAGTTCTAATTGTATCGAACCAGACATCTTTATTTGGACTTAATACTAATTCACCATTCCATGCAATAACCTCAAATGGCTGTAAATTTTCTACTCTACTTGCATAAATTTGGCTAATATATGCAACCTCATCATATGGTAAAGTAACTAAAGAGCCAGTTTTAGTTGTGGTTGAGTTTGCAGAATCATAATTTAAATTTACATTGTTTACATATGGGTATGGCCTTACTAATGCATTATCTGTATCAATAGATGCAGTATATTGAATATTATTGAAGTCTGCAAGATTAGTAGTTTTAAAATTATCTGCAATAAATCCTGTTTTGAACCTATTATTGCCATCTTCATCTACAATACTTAGACTGTTGGTTCCAATTTCAAGAAGATTGAGAGAAGTTAATGTTTCTACAGTTTCAAGTCTTTTATCAATTGAACCAATATCTTTCATTGTATATCTTCTAGACTGCTCAATATTTAATGAGGCAGAAGAAACTGTCTTCATATATGGTGGAATATTGACAGTTGCTAGCAATAACGCATTTTGAATATTTTCTGGGACTTGTGGAGTGTTAGTTTCAGATCCTTTGATTGCAACTAAATTGCCATTTTCATCTAGGAAAATTTTATCAATTCTGCCAAGATAGTAGTCATAATCAGCACTAACAATTTCTCCTGGGAAGACAAAATTTGAAATAGATCTAGTTAGTGAATAGTAATTCAATGCTGAGTTAGTTTCTTGATATGGAGTGGATAGTGTGCCACCAGTACCAGTAGATGGAACGGTTTCATATCTAAAATCTACAATATCAGTATATGGAGTTCCCTCATATGTATTTGGAATTAATGCATAATCTACTTCAGATACATTGTATGAATTTGTAGAATAAAAATCATTAGAAGTATTTGCATGATTATAATAATCAAATACTACAATAAATTTATTTGTTGGGGTTGGTCTATTTTCAATTCTAACTAATTTTGAAATATTGTAAAATTCTGCATTGTCATTTTTTACAAGTGCATAGTTAGTTGTAATATCTTTATATCTTCCATGAGTTGATGTGGTGATATATCTGCCAGTAATTAAAGTACTAGAAATAATATCAACACTTAAAGCTAACGAAGTTCCTTGAATAAACTTTTCGGAACTCAAGTAAACTACGTATAAAGTTGTTCCGCTAATTGAAATAATTTTAGCTTTAATATTTTCGTATCTAATTATATCTCCAACAGTTAAATCAGACGCATTATTAATTACCAAAGAATCAAACATTGATTGATTGGTATCTGTAGGAGACAGTGCTTCATGAATAGCATGAACTCTATATACATCCGAGAACTTCAGTGAAATATCTTTATCACTAATTCTAGTTCCATATACTAAATTCGTAAGATTTTTTACTTTATCTACAGATAAGAAATTAAATTTATTTGATGACTTAATTTTTATTGTTGGATTGTTAACTCGTACTTTATATACGACATTTACAGAAGTTCCATTCAATGAAGTACTTACAGCTAAATTTACATTAGTAGCAGAAACAACTGTTGGTGTAAATGCTACAGTCCCAGATGCATTAGTTATAATAATGTTAGAAGCTGAAATTGTATAGTCTGATGTAGTTGAAATAGTTACAGTGCCAGAAGTTACAACTTTATTTTCAGTAATTGTCTTATAGTAAGACATATCACTGGAAGATTTAATAAATTCATTTGAAAATTTGACAAAAAAGTTATTTCCAAATGAGCTTAACTTTGGAACTAATTTTTTGACATTATAATAAGTTCCATTTGCAACTGTGCCAGTCACGGTAACACTTGAATCTGAAGACACTGCAGATACTGTTACTGTTGAAGATCCAACTAAAAGTTTCATTGGAACTTTTAAGTCTTGTAAAAATGAAGTGCCAGTTCCAGTTAATATGTTATTATTAATTACAAAACTACTTCCAGAAATTGCAACTTGAGTTAATGCTAATGAAGCAGAGAAACCAGAGGCTGTTTTTACATTAGTAACGTTTTCAATTTTATTGTTCTCTACACTAGAAATAGTATATGTATTTGAATCTCTACTATTTGCAATAGTAGCTCCACTTAAGAATTGTCCAGAAATTTGACTCAATACAATAGTATTACCACTAATAGACTCTACAATTCCTTGACTTCCATTAGTAGAAAATACAAAATCTCCAATCACAACAGTTGGAGTTGATTGTGCTGTTGTTATAGTTGTAAATAATGTTAGGTCTGCAACGAATAATCTTTCTTCGGCAGTTAAAGATAAAACTCGTGCTTTACCGATTTGAGTTTCTACACTGTTTGTAGTTTTATTTAATATTAATATAGATCCTGGTGCAACTCCACCGTTAATAGTATTTGCTTGTAAAGTAAAATAATTTCCAAACGATGCAACAGCACCTTGATTGTTTGTGGATAAAAATTTCCTAGGTTTTTCTATTGTCAAATAGTTTTTACTAGTATTTTGAATTTCAAAACCTTTTACGTATGCTTTTAGTGGATCCAATTCCACTGTATAATAATTACGTCCATCAATAGCATTTCCATCTTGAGTGATTGGAGTTCTATTTAAAATTTTTCTGCCATCTGGTAAGACATCGTTTAAATTATATACTCCATTATTTTCACCAGAGTTATAAGTTTCTTTAATTCTGAGATTAATAGGATTGACAGTATAATTTCCAGACTCATCATAGGTCCTTCTTGCAAGATTTTTTTCTAGTTCATTATAAATGGATACATCTGCCTGCTCTACTAATTTACCATCTTCTAGACGTAGTAATTCAATAAAAGTTGGATCTGATGAAAAATTAATATCTTGCTTTGCTAATGCTGCTTGAATTTGTAATCTATCTGCACCTGGAGCAGTAAAGTTTGAAGAGCCTACTGCGTTATCATATAATGAAGAATCTGTATCTGCAGTTACAATAGTTTCGGATATAGATAATCCAATCTTATATGATGGGAAATTGGAGTACTGATCTAAAATTATACTTTGTAATGGTACGGTTACAAAAAATCCTCGTAAAAAATACACTCCCTCAGTGATATATGCGGCACTTCCAATAAAGCTAGAAGCATTTTGAGTAGCTGTAATAGCTACTGGATTATTTAATTCATCAACTAATGTTTCTCCATTTGAGAATTTAGTCAGTTGAGTATTGTTTACAACATTTCCCGATGAAATATACTTTACATATAATGTAGCTGTAGATTTTTCAGAATCTGCAGCACTAATACTATTGATTACCCTTGCAGTGACATTACTAGTAGTTCCTCTAATTATAGTATCAGTTAAATTTTCCCTGATAGTTTCAAAACTTGTTCCATTAATTGTAGACTGAACAAGTACAGCATTATATTGTAAGTCAAATCCAGTCTGTCCAGGAATTACTACAGACCCCTCTTTGAATACATGCTGCCCAAATTTTTGAATTTGGTGTTGTAAAATTGATTGTAGAGTAGTTAGTTCTCTTGCCTGAACTGGATAGTTAGGCTTAAACAGCACTCTATAAAAATTTTTACTTTCATTGAAATCATCAAAATATGGCTGCAAACTGAGATCTGTATTTTGCATCTATTTAACCTTCAAATGGTTGCTTCGTTTTTTATTATTTATTTTAGAACTCGATGACGAGTTTTACATCTTCAATCTGATCATTAGATCTGAATACGGGTTTTCTATTTTCCACGTATAAAATTTTACCACTATATTTTTTAATTTCTCCAGCAGAATATCCAGATACAAATGTGATGCCAGCTACAGTGCTGTTATCGGTTGTATCTGGAGTAGCAGTTACACTACTAATTGATCCAGTGATAGCATTTGCACCACTAAATTCTACTAATTTGTCTTTGTTATTTCCAGTCTGTTCGGCACTAATATATTCATTTTGATAGTATCTTAAGATTTTATTAATAGAATCCCAATGAATTACTCTTCCTTTTGCACCAGTATTAGCTTGAGTAATAATCTCGCCATTTTGATAGTTTACAGTAGTTGATGATGCAAATTTAATTGTTTTGCAAACTGCTGCAGTTGGAGAAATATAGTCTATACCACTATTTGAAGATGGATCTTCAATAAGACCAAATCTTCTAAATTGCATATTGACTGGAATATCACCGCTACCATCTAGAAATTCTAGATTTTTGTTAATCATAATACGATATGCACCCAATTCATAAATTGGATTGGCCCCATGCCCACCAGTAGGAGAAATAATTATTTCAATAGATGCAGTTGTTCCTAAACTTGTAGTAGCTCCAGTTCTAGCTAATGCATCATTTAGACTAGAATATGAAGATGTTAAATTTAAAGATGCAAAAGTATATCCACTACCAGACTGTTCCATGGTAGCAGTTTCAATTTTGTTTGCAAAGCTTCCACTTGATGGGACAATAATTTTTACTACTGCTTTCGTGGAATTTAATCCAAGCCCCCCATTTCCAATTACTGGTACGTAATATGTACCTGGAGTTAAACTTGCACCTCTATTTGTAATTAATACTTGATTTATAGAACCATCTACAGCCGCAGTTTGTACTGCAGTATCTACTCTAACAGGAATGAAGTCAGTTGATACAAATTTGATATAATCACTGATTGAAATAGTATACATGTATTTCCAACGATATCCATCCCCATAAGTAACAATATCAGTGCTTGTTCCGGTTGGCTCTACTGTGGAAGGCTTTCCATTTGGATATGCTTCAGTTGATGGAGTTTGGCCATTGTAAATGCACTTATAGACTTGAAAATTACTATTCATCACATAAAAACTAGTATCATATAATTTAGATTGTCCATTTGCAGAGATTTTGGTCACGCCATTTGTAACCGTGCCATAATCATGTCTATACATATCATAAACAACCCCTGATTGCCAAGTTCTTTTACGAATTACCTCAGATACATCTGATCTAGTCACTCGTTTAATTGCAATCATATCATCATAAATTTCATCAATTTCATCCAGACAGTCTACTGGATCTGGTGGCAGAAAGTCTGAAACAGTAGATACGCCATCATATTTTTCTACAATAGCTCCACTTGTTGTATCATTCCAATTATAAGATCTTCCTATAAACAAGTATATTTTGCTTCTATATTTTTGTGCAGCATTGGCTTCCGCTGGATAGTTTAATGCATCCTCTGATGCAGGATTAAACGTAGAACTATATGGCTCTTCTAGAGATTCAATAAATTGCTGAGCTGCAAAAATTCTAAAATTATCAGTTACTAATGAAGGCATTCTTTTATGTCCTTATGGTTAGTCTTTGTATGATTATTTATTAAATAAATTTATCAAAGTATACCACATCTCCTTGATTATGTGTGGTTGATGATAGTAAACGAGTACATCCAACTAGTTGATTTGATATAATGTTAGTGTACTCAATTACATCTGTGGATATAATTACTCGGAATGTATCATATCCTTCACCAGAATTTTTAACCTGTACAGATATCACTCTGCCCATAGCATCCAATACTGGTTTGAGTACACATCCACTTCCACCACCACCAACAATAGTAAGTGCTACATCTCTATCATCATATCCAATTCCTTGAGTTATTACCTCAACTTTTCTAATTCTTCCATTGCTGATGAATGGTCTAAATGTTGCAGAAGATCCAGTTGATGACGTAATGTTAATTGATATATCACTTTCTTCAAAATTTTGAGCATTACTTAATGGAATAATTTCAGTTGTGGAAGTTATATTTGATGCTAATTTAGTTCCAATTCTGATATTTGAAGTACTCAATGGTGTTTGAGTTTCTGCAAAAATATATGAAGTGGGAACTATTCTTTGAGCAGCATATTGATTGTATCCAGGATACTGAATAGTTACAGGGGATTCAATTTTACCGCCTAATGTATAATTTACTGGTGCGGTTGCTTTAGCACCATAGCCACTTCCAATAGTTCTCAATATAACTGGATGACGGTACTTAGTTCCGCCATTGGTGATTGTAATTCCAGAAAGTTTTCCATTTGCTAATGTACTAGTTGCATCAAATCCACTGGGCGAAGTTCCAGAATATGATGCCGTCTTCAGAACAGTAGGTGATAAAATTTGAGTGACAGTTCTTGATGTGGTTTCACCATCAACGAAGATTTTATCTCCAATATTAACTTGGTAATACACATTGTCAATTTTCATATCTTCTGGAGATCCTTTAAAATCTAATACCACAATTTTGGTTGCACTTGTATTGGAATTGAAGACTAATTGATTGTTGTCAATATAATAATCATATAATGGACTTTGAATATTTCCATCCTTGATAACTATAATTTGATTTTCATGTGGTCTTGGACGACTAATATTGGCATTTGGATAATATGGAGAATTTGTTTGAGTTTTAAGATCATATACTTTTCCACCAAATCCAGAAGTAATACTAAGTAATTTCATGAAAGATCCAACACATTTTACAGAAATAATATCAGATTGAATCGGAGCAGTGGTAAAAGTAATTTGACTCTTTATATCTCCATCTAACGTATAATCTACACCAGGATCTAAAATTTTTCCATTTTTAATTACAACTATACTAGAATCTGATGGAGTGGAATCATTTTCAATTGTGCCAGGAGGCACAAAATTTTCTTGATTTAAGAATAGATTAAATTTAGTGTTAATTCCGTTATATGGTCTGTGGATTTGGTCTAGTAAATGGAAAATTCCAGCAAATTTAATGCCAAATACATATGTAGATGTATTGTTGGAGGATAAAGTTATTCTCGATGTAGTAGTATAAGTGTAATCATTTATTTCATCAAATTTCCAGGTATTGTTAGAGAATATTACTAAATTTTCTTGTTCTGGCGATGTTATTTGTTGACTTAAATTATATACAGTATTTGATCCAGATACTGAAGTTAAATTTATAACCTTATTGCCATACATTCTAATCATGAATATGTCGTCTGTTTCTTGCGGGGCAACCAAAAATTCAATTTGTCCTCGATTAGGAGTAATTGTATATTGTACACCAGGATATTGAATTACACCATTTACTGATACTAAAACATCAGCATCTTCAACGATATCTGATTGGATTAAATTTTGATTATTATATAACAGTCTAAACTTAGTTTTAACCCCATCTGGACAATTGACAAGTGAATCTATGTAAGTGATTGGGGCATATAAAATTGCAAAAATTGAATCAATAGTGACTGAAGATGACAATGTTACTACGTTTCCAGAAATGGTAAAATTATTTTCATAAAATTGTGGTGCTCCGTTTATATACAATATTAAATCTTTATATTGAGATGGCAATATTGTAGTAGATAATGTTACCGAAACTCCAGTTACATTGGAAATATTAATTTTACTGGAGCCATGACGATAATCTAGATAGATATTATCGGCTGCAGTAATATTTGTTGTAAATGTTATACTTCCATTTGTAATCGTAAAATCTTCTATTGGATTTTGAACCACTCCATTTCTCAATACAAATATATCGGATGCGGATGGCGGATTAAAACTCTTGTAATTTACTTGTAATTTATAAGTGGATTTACTGTAATCATCATTCAAATTATCAACAATTTGAGTTTGATAAGTGGATGATCCAATTTGGTAAATATAAATTATATCTCCAGAAATTAACGATGGGTCTAATAATGTTATAGTTGATCCAGAAATACTGTACAGTGAGGGACTTATTGCTTCAGTTCCATTAAGGCTGAGTATTAAATCAGATTTAGTTGCCGGTAGGTCAGTAGTTATTGTACTACCACTTATGGTTAAATTATATGTATTTGTTCCTGATGCAAATGTGATTGGGTCAATTACACGCTTTGGATTTGTGAACGCTATAATACAAACTTCGTCTAGTGTTAGACTAACAAAATTTGCAAAGCTCAATATATTGGTACTGGAATTAAAACTCCATGAATTGCCTACTTGTAAAATACCATTTACATAAACTAAAAATACAGTCGTATCAATTGTCGGAGACTGAGAAGTATATTGTAGAGAGGATGGATTTAGTTGAGTAAATCTATTTGTAATATTTACTAAATTTTGAGCACTATAATTTACTATATCAATAGTATCAGTTGATGTGGGAGGAATAGTAAATTTAATATTTCTTGCATCAACAAGACCTTCAATTGTATAATCTACTTCTGGATATTGATACAGCCCATTTTTGATTACTTGTAGGTGGCTTGAACTATATACGCTGCTGCTAACATAATTTGAGGTTAATCCAAAACGAGTTTCTATGCCATTGTACATTCGGAAAGAATCAATCGCAAAGTTTTGATTTAATCCGTCATATGAATAATATACAGAAACTTGGTCCTCGGCAAGTAATGGATTTGCGAATTGAATACTACTACCAGTTATAGTAAAGTCAATTCCAGGTTTTTGATGTACTCCAGATAAAATTACAACTAAATGTTGTGCAGATATCGGAGTAAATAAAATTCCATTTATAGATAATGGGAAAGTATCTTGAGTTCCATCTAAACATCCAAACGAATCTAATAATACATTTTTGGTTTTCTCTGGCTCTAGTTGTCTATTAAAGTATGCAAGTTTAACGACATCAGATAGACTTGGTGCAGTTGTAAATGTAATTTTATTGTTACTAATTGTATGTGATTGATTAGTCAGTTTGGACAAAATTCCATTTTTGATTACAAATACATCTCCAATATTTGCAATATACTGAGGAACTCCCCTATCAGACAAATTAAAGATTTGTCTAGATCCATTTTGTGCAACATTTAATCTATCTAATATTGCAGACTTGAAATTTGTTGTATTTGCTAAGTACTTACTGTTAAAATCTATAACTGTGCAGGAATCTGTTGAATTGTAAGTTTGAACAAATGTGATTGAGGATCCAGTTAAAGTATATTGATCGTGATCTAATACTTGATTATTGATATTTACTAATAAACTATTTTCCCCATTTACTGGAGTATATGGTAGCCCATCTGCATAGGTTAAATTAAATGTTTTTGAAGAGCCGTCAAAAGTAATTTTATTTAAAACTTCAACATAGCTAGTTGAATATTCTGGGCTAGTATATTTAAATTTGGTGTCTAATCCATATACTGTAGTAGTATCTGTGCCAGAATACACAGTACCATTTAACAGAGTCTTGGTTATCTTATGAACAGAATCTTGAGTTTTTACTGAATTTGATTCAATATATTGAGTTACTTTTTTGATTATGCAATTATCAAGTTGTAAAATTTTATTAGCATTTACTGTAGCTGGATCAATGATATAGCATGAAATGGTTTCATCAATATACCAGCCAAATATATTAGAGACATTGATTGATTCCGATAGCACAACTTGATTGCCAACCACAGAAAAATCAGTTAACAGCTGAGATTGACACACTGAATTTGTAAATAGTAATACATTACAACTTGAACTTGGTGAATAGTTTATCGAATATGTTGTTCCAGATCCAGAGAAAGTTAATGCCTTTAGCTGTTCATGATATAAAATAAAAATAGAATCTGAGCTTTGTATTGTTTGCGATAATGTAACAATATTTCCACTTAATGTGTAGGTAGGTGCTTGGACAACTCCATTAATAGAAATCAATAAATTCTCATATGAATTTGGTACAAAATTTAAATCATCTTTAGTCAAAATTAATTTATTATTGTCAACAACATAATCTATTATTGTGAATGGAGTGTCTAGCTCATGCGAAATGATTTCATCCGAAGAATTTAAGTTGAATGATGGAATAAAATTGGAATCAGATATGTAATATGAAATTCTTGGAGTTTGTAGTATACCAGAGTAAAAGATAAAGTATGAATTTGTATCATCTATACCAAGACATGCAAAATCTCTTGAAATTGTAAAGAGATACTCACTTAACAATAATGATTTATTGTTTAAGACTTGAATTTCTATATAATTATCTTTGATTAATGTTATTAATCCTACTGTACCAGAAAAATTGCCAAACACAAAATCTCCAACAGAGAATGCACTATAATTATCAACATAAACTGTTTGTGTAGTGCAGTTGGATAATTTTAAGTTTAAATTTGCAACGTTTGATAATGTTGCCTTAAATAAAACTGAGCTGTTAAATGAATCTTCTTGCCTTTCAGATAATTTTGTAGTATTCTCTACTCTATACTTACCAAAGACTTTATATCCTGCTGGGTGTGTATTTTGAATTACTTGACTCTTCCATTCAGAAGTATTTCTTTGAGATACTAAGGTATATGCCCAATCTTGGTAGTAATTACTATCAATAATTCTTTGAGTTGAATCACTGACAAAACCAAAATTATCTAAAAATTTGTATGAATATGATGTGTATGGAGATGGTGTGCAGTATGCACTTGCGGTTTTAATGCTTATAATATTTCCATAAACATTTCCATCTTTAGTGTATACAATATCATTTTCAGAAATAGTTCCAGAAACTGGATAATACTCTACAGTAGATGATGGGACATCAAAATGAATTACTCTACATGTAACACTAGAGCCATTGGACACGAATGATAATATATCATTTTCTTCTAAGATTTTTCTTTTAATTTTTGCTTCTAGAACAGCACCAACTCCAAAAGCACTATCAATGGTTATTGTTGGAATAGAACTAAAATTGAATCCACCTTTAATAACTTGAACTTCTGTAACAATACCAGATGAAGTAATTACCTTAAATTGACAATTAGGATCTACTACTCCATTAACTTTTACTACATCCGTAATTGGATTGTAATTTAATCCTCCACTTTTAACTAAAATACTAGCAATTTGAAAATTATTAGTTATCTTTGCAGTTGTTGGCATTACAACTGGATATTGTGTAAGTTTGTTGCCAATTAACTCATTTCCAATTGATGAATATTCAAATTTACTAATCTTTCCAATATTATCTGAATTTAATTGTATTAATGCACCATATCCATTTTGAGTCAAAATTCCAGTCACTTCGGGTAAACTAGAATAATTTTTTCCTTTGTTTGTGATTATAATTTTATCTATTGATCCACTTGCTGTTCTTGAATTTGTAATATAAGTCAATCCAGCTATAGTTATAGAACTAAGATTTGATACATTTTCAATAGAAAATTGTGTAGATGAAACTATGCTGTACACAGTTTGAGTATCTAAAAAATTATTAAATTTTACTTTATCTTTAGTCGCTAATCCATGTGGAGCACTAGTCGTAAATGTGATAACAGCTCTTTCATTGATAGTTGATAATTGATATGATGAAATAGCTTTTCCTTCGACGCTAGCAATTTGTGCATTAAAGCCACTTCCTAAGTTTCCATCATTGTTTATTACTAATTTGTCATTTACTTTATAATTAATTCCTTTATTTTCAATAATTACTGAATTAATCTCACCATAATTGTACTTATTTGCAGTTAATACAGTTTTGTTTAGTTTGTAGGTTGTTTCTGGATTCAATTCAAAGACATTAGTATGATATAGTGATCCGCCATCCGCAATAATGGGCTGAGATGGCAACGCATGTAATCTAAAGATAATAGGAGTTGTATTTCTATCTCCATTCACATATCCTTTGATGAAATAACTTACTTCTCCGGCAGTCAAACATTCTCTACCATATAGAAATATATTAGTATTTGCAGATACTGTTAATGAGCCAGGAGTCGTTAAAGTACAATTTATAAATTGAGTGGATGTCCTGCTTTCATAACGAATAATTTTATTGTTTACAAATAATCTTCCTTTCTTTTGTGGGAAATTAAATGTACTATTTACTGTAATTGTAGAACTTGATGAACTAGTTACAATAGTTGACTGAGTGGTAGTAGTTGAAGAAGGTAAGTATAGCTTTTTATAATTTAATTTAGTATCAATTTCAAATTCATACACATTATCTTTTACTCTTGTAATTTCAGAAATATCTAATGAAGTTCCTGGAATCTTATTTGTGATATCTCTTGATTGAACTAATTCAATAAAATCAACATTATCAAGATTTTTGATTGAACTGTAATCCTGCAGTAACTCACACCTAATTACTTTCTTCTCATAATAAGTCGCAGCAGAAGGTTTAATTAAATAATTTTTGGGATACTCTACTGTAGGATCTTGTGAAATAGTCTCAATAGATGGATTTCCTTCTTTATTAATGTCTGTGATTGGATATGCTTTTGCAATAAAAGATCTTGGGTTTTCCCCGCCTTCTCCAATAATTCTATCTCCGATTCTAAAATAACCAATAATTTCAGTCAATAATAATTCATCTGCTCTAGGATCCCAACTATCTACTCTGGCAGATCCAGTTGTAACACCATTTGCATTTTGATTAATTATTTTTTGTCCTTGTGTAAAAGATCTATCTCTAACTCTTGCAGTAATTGGACCAATATAATTTTGTCCAGCATTAACAACTTGAACTGAAGTAATGGTTCCAGATGAATTCATTCCAGTGACAACCATTTGAGCACTGGTTGGAACTTGATTAAGTTGATTAGGTGATCCAGTCCCAGAACCAAGAATATCAATTATTGGGGGAGATACTAAATTTGATAAGTTATCTACTTCATAGTAATAATTTAATCCGCCAGAAACTAATTGAAATGCACTAATATCTCCACCATAATTTAAAATTTCAATTTTTGCATCCTTTCCACCAGGAACTAGTTTTAATTTTAACTTTTTATCATTAAATAAAATTCGGAAAAATAATTGATGAGATTGCTCACTTCCCTTCGATAAGTAAAAGGATTTAATATTCTTTAAAAATGAAGATATATTAAGTTCTTCAGTTAATACTTCTGGTAATGTTGGCGATATTTCTGATCTAATTCTTCTGAGAAACTCCATGACAAAGGAGTACCCAAGATTAATAACTTTTGTGCGAGAAGTATGCTGTTCTGCCGCAGAACCAGTATTATATGAAATTTGATTAAATGGACTATTTTCTAATACAAATGCACTAGTTCCCCTAACGCAGTCTACAAACTGAGTCTGAGTTTTTGTTCTGTAGAATATAATTTCATCATCAATTGACACATATCCATTTTTTTCTGGAAATCCTATAGTGCTATCTACAGAAATTGTAGTGCTGGATGCATTTATGGATGTAGATAATAATGTAGATTCTATTAACCTATTTGGATGATAATATCCAATATTATAATATTCAATAAAATTCTTTACAACATCCAGGTACCCATATCTAGATTCTTGCGATTCGTAATATGAACTTAGAAAAGATACAAATTTTGGATTACTTTCTGCTACAAAAGATGGGAGCTGACGTTCAATTAATGTAGAAATATCTACAATCTTTTCCTTTAAACTGTTCATGAGCAGGTATCTGGAATAACTGGAGTAAAGTCTTCAATATTTTGATCTGGTGGTGGACAACCGAGCTGAATAAGTCGTTGTTCACTTTCATTATCTGTAAATCCTTGGGCTTCAATTTTATTATATATTTTTTGGCATTCATCAATAAAGTCAGTTGGCTGATCTACCGTAACACTTCCATCTGGATTTGTAGTAGTTGCAGTTCCATCATCAGCTACGGTGGTGACACTTCCATCTGGGTTTGTTACAGTTGTTCCGGGAACATTTGTTACAGGATCTGTGCCAAACGGATCGCCAGATGGATACGGACTTGGATTCAATACGGATGGAATTGGTAGTGGTTGAGTGGTATCAAAATCATCTGGTGTAGTATTATTAGTACCAATAAATTCAATATCAATTAATTCTGTAGTTGGATATGTATCAGCACCAGTGGTGATATCAGCATTTTCAGGAATAACGTAAATATTTATTGGAGTATCTTGGCAGGAAGTAATAGAAAATTCTACTTCTCCAGTCTCATAATTAATTGTTCCTACTATACCAATAACTCTTTCCCTAGTAGTTAATAAGTAAATATTGTTATCTTGATCACATCCAGAGAAATCATTTCCAAATGCACCTAAAAATACTGGTTCATTGAAACCTTTTAGGCAGAATGGATCACTGATTAAAGTATATTTTGTTTGAATGTTATATTTTAATTTTGTGTAATATTTTAATTTATACTTATAGAATATATTCTCAACTAGTGTAACTGATCTTTTAAATAATGCTTTTAGAATGACAAATTTAATATTTGGATCAATATCTCGCAATAAGCAAATTAATTTAGATGATGAAAATACACCATTAAAATTTTTAAATTCATCATCTAAATTATATTCTGTAATAATTTGCCTAGCAGCACTAATTAAAGTAGATGTAGTCCTTCTAGATTTTGCTTCATCAAAAATAATTTTAATATAAAGTTCAATATAAAATGCTATAGCATCTTCTATAATTGGAGTGATAGAACCCACTGTATATGGTTGAATTTCGTCTTTAATTCTCTTCTTTTCTATGGTTGAGATAGATGAGCCCACTTTAGGCTTAATAGAAATAAAAACTTTACCATATTCTGGTGGTGATTTGGTTTCTCCACCCACAACTCGGACTAAATCTGCATTAGGATAGATATTTTGTAAAATACTTTCATAGTCACTGACCACTACAGCTCTTTGTTGTGCAGCATAGTAACGTGGTGCCCTATACTTGATAGATCTAATTGGCTCAAATTCAGATCCACCATCTGTTTTAGTTGCTAGTGCAGTTGGAACTACATTTACTGTGCCAATTTGAGTACCAACTCCAAGATTATAACCGATGGTAGATCCAATAAATTTTAATTCTGATGTAGAAATATTGTTTGATTGCGAACCACTAGATACGATATAATTTACGACTACAATCTCTCCATTTTGGAGCTTTCTACCAATTACGTCGTCCCCAAATACTATCTCATATTTTTGATCTTGAACTTCTTCTACAAAAAAGATTCTATCTGCAGCACCAACTCCAACAATACTAAGTTTTTTCTGGTACTCTACTTCTAAATTTGTTGCAGGATCTGAAATTACATAAACTTTGATAGATTCTGCATCAACATAATTATTTGGAACAAAAAATCTCTGATTTTCATTAGATTCATCTACAGTATACCTAATTGAAAACTCAGCTCCTTCCTGAACCTCTACATTTTCAAATGTTACACTATTATTGCCTTGAGTATCCTTAGTAATTTCATTTCTAAGAATAAATGTGTAATTTTTATTATTTTGAGTTACTGAGAAAATAGGTCCTGGGGTTAAATTTACAGATTGATATTGAGAAACATTGTTTACAGTAATATTATAGCTAATTTTTGCGGATACATATGAATTTGGAGTATATCCAAGTTTTTTTGCATGTGAAACTACATTATCACGAAGAACAGCAGTATCCAAATTTAATTCATTTGCTGCCATATTAATATTATATGACGAATACATGCTGTTATATGCCAATACATCCACCAACATGGATAAATTGGACCCTTCAAAGTCATAGTCTTTGAAGTCAGTTTTAGTTTTGATGAAATTTTTAATGGATTCTCTGATTTGATCGAATTCTAATGCAGAGATAGTAGGTAGTTCCATTTATTAGCTTTCTCTTACGAGGATAAAATCTACGGTTTGCACAACTGGAGGTAATCCAACTATGAAATATTCTATAGTTACATCAAATTCGTTAGAATCATCATCATTATTAACTGTAATATTCTCTAGTGTAATTCTAGGCTCATATGTAATAAGTACAGTCTCAATTTCTTCAATTAATGAGGTTGCAGAAAATGTCGAATTTAGTTCAAATAAGTAACTAGTTGTATCCGTTCCAATTAATGGATTGAATAATCTTTCACCTAATTTAGTTAAAACTAAATTTTTAACTGATTGCTTAATAGCTTCCTCATTTTTTAACACCACAATGTCCTTGGTGACTGGATTTAAACCAAAATTTAAGCTAATGTCTTTAAAAGACCTAGAAATTTTGCCTAATTCTTGAGAAACGGTGGACATTAAGGTAAAAAACTAGTAGTTATAAACTATTTAGATACATCTTCAAAGTATTCACAGTAATCAATACTATATTTTTTTAATTTTTGAGTTTTTTGAGGAACATAGTCAGTAACTAATCTAGTTGTTCCCCACATAGTTTTCATATATGTGGTGTCCCTATCGGGATTTGGATGCATTGCCATCTGTTTTCTCCAAAAATGGGTCTAACAGAACTTTTAAAGGGGTTTCTATCCCTTCGATGATATTTATTAATAAAAAAGGAGGTCATAGACCTCCAAATACTATATTATCGACCTTGACCTCGATAAGCTTTTTTCCGACCATTACGACTCGTAGCAGAGAGTCGGGTGTTTTTTGAACGACCTTGACGGGTCATTTTGGGGTTGCCGGGTGTGTATCCAGACTTGTTAAAACTAGGTGCTTTTGCCATGTTAGTTCACGAATACGTTGGTGGGAACAGGTAATATTATACGGGGTGAAACGGTATTTGTCAAGTCCCCTACGTGCCCAGATGGCCTTCCGTTAACAAAGACTTTGCTTGGTGCAATGATGGTCCTTGCAAGAGGGGCACAGCTTGTGTTAGGACACACTGGAAAGCCTGGTGCAGGGGTTAGAACGTCCCCTGCCTTGGCTCGGGGTCTTCCATTGGCAAATACGGTAGACACAATAGGAGTCACAATATTTGGTGGATAGACACAGCATGGTCTAAATGAAATCGAATCTGGATTTCCTAATGCTGCTATTGGTCTTGTCATACGGCTTTATTTTGAATTGAAATTGGCCAAAATTGAGACAAGTAATTATTCTTCTGATAACTATGAATTGCATAGTTACTACCTGAGAATGGAGTTAAAGTACTTTCAAATAACAAAACTTCTCCACTTTCAGTAGTTCCAGATCCATCGGATGTTGCAGTGAAGATAGTTCCTACACCATATCCATCTGGAGCACCATAATCTTTCCAGTTAACAGATCCAAGAGTCTTAATTATATATGTTACCTCAGATTGAATATCGCCTGAGTTTGCAGTTTTTTCAAATGATGATGTGGTATCAAACATTTCTCTTGTGCATTGCAAAAATTGAGTTTCAGTTTTATCTTTATAATAGATAATCTCTTCTCCAAGGTAATAATGATATAGTGTCTCATTTCTTGTTTCTGGGTTCACATCTTTCTTCACAATGAATTTTGGAATAATCAAATACCCAGCAGAAATAAAATCATGAGTACTATTTACAGTAATAGTAGTATCTGATGTTTTTAGTTCTTGAGTAAGCTTTGCATATGGAGGTTCATCCATATATGGGTTACCCTTGTTCTTGACTGCACTTGAAAGATTTTTGCTGACTTCATTTACTCTAAAATTTAAAATTTTATCAAAGGTAACTTGGTAGTTTGTATCATTACCATGCCAGAAGGTAGTTGGTGCTGGTCCTGCTGCCCATGCAGTAGTACTACCTCCAATTGGTGGAGCTGGGAAAGCAACTGCAGAAATAGTTACTGTAGTAATAAATCCTTCACCATCAACATTAACATTAGCTTGCCAACCAGTTCCACTTGATGGAGATATGCTGCCCGTCCAGCGAGGAATAGATTTGATCTGAATTTCTATGTTATTGGCATCAGAATCTGGGAATAATGCAGAATCATCAACAAAACTAAAGTCTTCAATAACGTATTCTAAAGATTTAAATCTAGGTGGAATACGATATGCAGCTTCAGTTTTAAATACTTGACTAGATTTATCTTCACCTTCAATCAGTGGAGGTAGATTTGGAATAGTTGTTTTCTTTGGTACAGATCCACCAATAGTTTCAATAGCTCTCAATAGAGTGTTTTGCAGCGAATTTTCATTGGAAATGACTTGTTTGTACATTTCCTCAGGTAAATTGATGTTTGCAAAATTAAAACTATTCTGTAAATTTGATGTAATGATACCCTCAAGTTCTTCTTTACTGTAAGTTTTAGGTGTTTTTACATCAACACATGGATCAAAGTTAGTATCATTTTGAATTGGTGCAATATATTCATTAAAAGTCTTAAATTCACTGTGCGGATAGTAGACTTTTGAGTAGTCTGGAGTAACATTGTTATCGCATTCAGAGTCTTTTACTGCTTGGACAGTACGAGTTCCTAATTTTAATCTCTCAGTATCAACAATTTCTCTTTGAATGGTAAGAAAATCAGATGAAGAAAGCTTAGAAATCCAACTGTCAAGCTCATTTTTCTCTGCAGGGCGATTAAAATACGTCCAAAATACATTGTTTACCTCATATGCAGCATCATTTGCAGGAGAAACACATAAAAATTGCTGCTGTAAGTAATAACTATCATCACTTAGAATAACACTACCCAGTATAAACTTACCTAATTCATCTTCTAAGTAAGTAGATTCGCAGAATCCATCTCTAGAATAGAATAATGGTGTATAAGTATAGAACTTTTTATCATTACTGACATAAACTCCACATACTGCAGACCTATCAATAATGCCTTTGCCAGCAATAACCTGAATTCTGTTCTCTGGAATTATTGCACTATTCTGAACTCTGGTTACATTCCACCCACGAACAAAGGTATTGTTTTTATTATCTTGTTTTTTAAACCAAACCTTAAAGCTTTTGCTGTCTACTACTTCAATTTGTGATACAAAAACAAAAGATTCTTCTACTCCAGATGCAGTTTGATCATCAGTAATAGAAATTTGAATATCATTATTGTCACTAATAGTAGTTTCATCTAAGAATGTAACTAGATAATACTTTCTATTATCAGAATCATTAGAACCACCTTCATCATTTTTATTCTTTGCTTGTATTCTAATATCCTTAGTTGTAGTTAACTGAATATCTTTGTTCTTGTTATCATCAAAAACATGATAAACAGGACTAGTATATTGAGGAGTACTAGGAGTATTTTTAGAATAGTATTGATCCTTCACAAATGGAGCACTGCCCCCACTAATCTCTGCATAACATAAGATTTGGTTTGAAATGTTATTTGCAAGACCAGTATTAGTAAATTTTACGTTTCTAACCTTTTTCTTGTTTTTATACTTAAGAGGTTTAGTAAGAAAGATTTTGAGTCCTTGAATACTATCTACGTAGGTCTCTTTTTGAATGCCATACCCAATAACTTTATCACCAACATTGATAATTCTATCCTCTGCTCCGTCGTTTTTGTTAATGAAGATAAACCCAGGAGTCTTATTATTCTCAGAAACTTTAGAGACTCTTCTTCTAACGGACTCTGTGGTTCTCAGAGATTTCTCGTCAAAGTGCTCAGAGTTATAGTTAACTACTTTGTTTACTGTCCAACCATTGATGATATCACCAACAGCAATCATATCTTTATTGGTGGTATTCTCATAGTAAAAGAATATCTTATTGTCGAGTGTACCGCCATGGTATGCAATACTACCTTCAGGTAGGCCAATTACTTGACTGTCTACTCTAGCAAGTGTGAATGTACCGCTAACACTTGTACTGGATACTGCATATTCTGGGCAAGGTGCTGGTGCCTCAGGATCTGTACTCGGTGGTGGAGTAGTTACAGTAATACCTCCCACAGGACGTGCAGGAAGTGTATGAGTTAATGGCCACTCAAAGATATGATAGAAGTATTGTTCGTCGTATACTTTATCTGCTTTGCAATATCTTTCATAGACTGGTCTACTCTTGATATCATCACCAGAACCAATAATCTCATATTCTGGTTGATAAAATACTTGATCAACAAAGTTTACATTCTCGCCATTAGAATTCTCTGTATCAATGGCAGGAACTTGAATTACAGTTCTGCGAAGCTTTTCTTGCTTACTGCCATTCTGTATAGTTTTATTTGCAGCATCAGGTGGTCTTACTTCGTACCAGTATTTCTCAATATAAGGAAAAGTTATAGTTATCTGAGCTGGTGGTTGTCCTTCTGGTGCTGGACATTCGGAATATGTAAAAGTTAATTCTGCATCCTTGGGATCTTTTTTTGGACTACAATTAGCCATATGTATAAGTCATCAGTCTCCTACTTTATGTATGCGAATACCAGGAGTATCATGATGATCAAAGTATTCAAATTCTAAAGTATCACCCTCAATCCATTGCATTTCATCGAGAATCTCATCGGGGAATGTAATGAAATATTCGCCAGATTTATTATCGTACTGTACTTCTGTGGTAAATGAAGAAAATGTAGACATAGTTTGTGTAATAACATAATTTATATAGTTGCATAAATAATTAAAAATTTCAACAAGTATGTATAATTTATCAGAATCATATTTGAACGTTTATAACTTAGATGAAAATGTATCTGGTGGTAGAGCCACTAGGGCAAGTTTTGGTGGTATTTCTCAAAGAACTTCTTCTGCAGAAGCTAGTAGAATTAGATCTGCTGGTCATGAAGCTAAACTTAACAAAATGAGTAAAGAGCCATCTAAAGGTGGTGTACCCAGAGATTCTGCAAGTCTAAGTAAAAAAAGAACTCCAGAAAAAGCAGCACAAGATAAAAAGAAAAGCTTACCAAATGTATTGCCTCATATGAGAAAAACTCCAGCACAGCAAAGAACTGGAGAAAGAAATACTAATATTAGAGGAGCATTATCAGATACTCGCTGGGGAACTCGTGCAGCTAATTATGACTGGAGACAACAGAAAAGAGCTGAAAGAAGTAAAAGACTAGGACTTAATAAAGAAGACATTGAATATATTTTAGATTATCTAGTATATGAAGGATATGCAAATAGTTATGATACAGCATGTAATATTTGCGAACATATGTCCGACGATTGGATATTAAATATTTTAGACTAATTGTTTATTCCGAGAACTTAAAAAGTTTTCGGATTTTTTTTGTGTAAAAATTTTTCCGAGATTATTTTAAATGTCTCGGAAAGACATAGAGTAATATATGATAATTGCTCTCGGAGACTTGTGTTTGTTGGGAGAGGCATAATTTTAAATTTTTTTTAGTTTGGCGCAAGAACTTCCAGAGGAGATTGCATTATGTAAACTTTTGGCAAAAGCTTTTGGAGTTTTTGTTCTTGTTCTTAACTGAATCCAATTCCAATTATCTTCAATCCAACCAGTTAAATTTGTACCACTATAAACTTCTCCAGTAATTCCATCTAAAAGTTTAAATTGTTTTGCAGTAATTTTAATCATATTCTCTTTTCTAGAGACCCACTTTAAATTATTTGCATGGTTGTTTAATTTATTAGAGTCAATGTGGTCAATTTCTTTGTACTTATGTGGATTTTCTAAGAAACATTCTGCTATTAATCTATGCACATAATATTTTATTTGCTTTTCAGTTTTCCCCTCGGCATTTTTTAGAGAAATATTAATGGCTAGATACCTATCAGTTGGATTACTTCCACCTCTTGGGTGTTGTTTTAATTCTCTAAGGCTTCCTTTTTTAGAGATACATCCAGAAGTTCCTTTAATATGTGTTGAATACCATTCAGTGAAAACTTTACCATCTTCTGAAACATAATAACCATCGAACTTTGTGGGTAAAATTTTCTGGGAAAAATTTTTTTGATTCATTGAGTATATCGAAGTCGATGGATAAGGTTTATAGCTTATATAGTATCTATTTTTTTCACGGCCCGGCGGGCCGGCGACCCATAAGGCCCGCTTATACTGCCCTGCCCGACTGATCAGGACTGCTGATGGATCAGGAATGCTGATCTGTCTTGCCACTGGCTGATAAGCACTGCTGATGGATCAGGAATGCTGATGGAAGGGGCCAGCCTGGCTAGCCCCGTTGCTGATCAGGCCAACTCTAGCCAGCCATCCACATAGGTGTTCACTCCGAACACTAGGGCTGCAGCCTTGGCCTCAGCCTGCTGGCGGGTCTCGGCCTTAATGCTGATAAGCTCAGCCATCAGCTCGGCGGTCTCGGGTGCGGGGTAGAAAGCGGTGAAGGTAAAGGTGGCCATTGGGGTTCTCCCTTGGTTGACTAGTCAATTGTAGCACGGATGGGGCCAGCCTGGCCAGCCCCTGGCTGCTGATCAGTCAGCCGATGCAGCCGCTAGCAGTTCGGCGATCTGATCAAACCGATCCCACGCTGCCTTGCCCACGGCGCTGCAGCCGCTGGGGGTAAGGTCTGGCCGACGACCCTCTACGGCATCCCGCCAGAGGCTGTGCCAGCGTGTTGCGGCGTCAGCTAGCTGGCTTTGCAGCTGGCGGGCCTCGTTACGGGTGAGGGTCAGTGTGATAGTGGTTTGCTTAGCCATGGTTCGGGTGTGGTTGATCGGTGGAAGTGGAAGGGGAGGCCCGGAGGCCTCCCGTGTGGGGGTCAGGCTAGGACTCGGTTCAGCCTGTTGTGGAGCGCCTGGGCGCAGAATTGGCCCCGGATCCCCATGGTGAGGGATGCCCCACGGTGAGGGATCAGATCCACCCAGGCGGTGGCCCCGCTCCGCCAGATGGCAAGGCGGAAGCCCAGGGCGTGAAGGGCGGTGATGTCGGCGGCGTTGTGGGTCATGGTCTCGGGGTTGTGGGGGACCGTTTGCCCCCGTTGAAAGAATTATAGAGGGTGGAAGGGCCAGCTGTCAATCAGCTGGCCTGTATGGGTCACCAATCGCTGGGGTCGTACTGATCACAGAGCCAGTCGGCCCGCTCAGCTTCTGTCATTGGCCTAGTGAGGCTGAGCGGGCCGCAGGCCCAGATCTCAGCTTCCTCGCCTTGCTCAACCGGGCAGGCCCAGCTGAGAATCATCCCAGAGGGGAGATACAGCCACGCCCTGGTGGGCTGGCCAGCCTTGGTATCCACATAGAGCCAGTGGATCACTGTCTGAAACTTAGGGGGAAGCTGGAGCTGGCCCACGGTGCAAGGGGTGAACAGATCAGCAGTTTGCATGGTCTCGGGTGGTAGTGGGGGACCGTTTGCCCCCGTGATCACAATTGTAGAGGGTGGAAGGGCCAGCCGTCAAGCAGCTGGCCCGATGGGCTCAAACTGTGGCGTTGCGATCCTGGCTCCAGTCCCGGAGCCGGCGAGTGCTGGCCTTGCTGAACACCCGGTCCCCAATGGTGCGGCCATCAGCCAGGGTGATTACAGAGCGCCCAGCGGCGTCAGCCGCTATCTGCAGAGCCTGGCGGCCAAGCTTGCGCTCTGCAGGCAGAGCGGTGGGGCTCTCCCACAGATCCAGCAACCATTGGGCACGATGCCGGCCAACGATGCAGCCGGTTTTGATCGTGACCTTGGCTACTGCCACAGCCACGGGGGTGGGGATGCTGGTGCGGGTGAGGCGGTCAGAGCGGTTGGGGTTTGCCATGTTCCTGGGGGTGTGCGGGCTCCTGTCGGCCCGCTTGATGTAATTGTAGGGGATGGGGGGACCCTGCCTATGGGTCAGGCCCCGGATTGTTGCAATCTGTCACACTGACGGCAACCCAGCAACCCAGGCTGCTGCAGCCGCCAAGCTGGAGAACTCAGCTCCCACGCTGGGGCATTGCCAGACGCTAAAGCAGCGGCGCTCCCATTGGCCGGCGTCATTGTGATCGTATGGGGCGTCTACCATAACGCTCACAACCTGATCCACTCGGATCAAGTGAACCCAGCCACGGCGGCCCCTGATGGCGGCCTGCCAGTCCCGAACCCAGCGGCGCTGGCCGGGAGCTGGAGAGAAGACGGCTGGGCGGGAAGCTTGGCTGATCATGGCTGAATGCCTCAGGACTCATTAAGTATACAGACTAGGAAGGGCCAGCCGTGGCTGACTGACCCGGTTTGTTGCAAAGCTTAATCTCTACACTTTGCTGGTGAGAATCGGCTGAAGCTCTTTACGATAGCCTCCGAACTTACCAGCCCGGCGGCGTGCAAACAATGCTTTGCCGTAGGTTGAACCTTTAGGCTGGGTTGAATGCACAAGCAAAGCAAACGGATTGTCGCCGAAACAGTGGCTATCATCATGATCAACCTCTAAACCCAAAGCCTCAGCTTCCTCGTCATTGTGAACCACTTTACTATAACGAGGGAACAAACCTTCGTCGATCATGTGATCGAACTTGCCCCCATAGCTGGCGGTCATGTAGAAGTTAGAAGGCAACTCCAAACCTACAAACAGCGGCAGGTTCTTGCTGTAGCAGTAGAACTTGAGATCAGGATTAAGCTTGGCAACCTCTAGCCAAGCGAGCAAGTAAGCGAGGCTAAAGAAGTCGCCGGACTCGTGAATTCTCACCAGCTCGATCCTTTTAGTGCGAGCATTCTGCAGGCTGGTGTTCAACAACTCTACAGCAGTGCTGGCCTTAATCGCATCTGCGATTAGCTGGAGATTGCGAGCCCGAGAGAAAAACGGGCCATCGTATTGTGCCTCGCTGGTTGCAGCAAAGCACCGAAACTGAGTTTGCGGGCCGTCTTGAATGTGGCGCTTGCCGTTCTCACCAACAACAGCAAAGCTCAGGCAGAAAAGGGCACCGGGGCAGGTCTTGCCTGCCGGCAGGTTGAAAATCAGAGTTTGCTTGCCAAGCTTGGCGTTGCCGGTGGAAAAGGTCAGCAGATCAGACATGGGTCTGTGTCGGTGGTTGACTTGAAAATCTTAGCAGGTGGGAAGGGCCAGGCTGGCCGGCCCTGTAACAAAATGAAATACTATACTTTAGCCAGGCAATTGTCGATAAAGACAAACAGCTCGCCCAGGTCAATGGTAGAGTTAACCCAGCGAACAGCAGAGCCATATTCAGCCAAGAATTCATCAGCAACTAGACACCCAGCTGCAAAGTCTAGGGCTTCAAAATAGCTTAGGGTCGGGTTCATTGGTGTGCCTGCAAGTGCCTGTTAATCCTACAGCAATGGGTGAGCCCGAAGACTCACCCATGTAACATTATGTAATATCTACATCTCCAGCTGCCAATCTTGGTCTTTAAGTATATTTACCCAAAAGAAGTTTCGTCCATTCATACTACGCAGGAACACTTTGTCTCCTTTGTGTTGTTCTACAATACAATGTTCGCATGATTCCATTAGATTAGCGAACCTGTTTTTAGCTTTCTTTGAGATTGGCTTAACCGAAATCATCGGATCCATGATGAGACTTTGCGATTGATTATGCTTAATAATTTAAGCATGATGAGAGCAGCAATGAGTTCAGCTGTCACAATTTGTTATAGTTAATAATTTGGTGGGGAGTTGCCTCCCCGTGTATAGTTAATAATTTAGACAGTAACAGTTACTAATTCTTCAGTCTTTCGGCCATCAGCAATGGTAGAACCAATGCTAACATCTTTCAGCATCTGATCATTAGTAAGCAAATCACTCAGGAATTGTGCATAAGACTCACTACATGTGAATGTGTATGCTTTGTCTACATTGCTGTGATAAGTGATAATAATATCAGTATTGTCTACAGTAATGGAATGAATGGCACTGGACTGTTCTTTAGTAAACTGACGGTGAACAGGAGAGATTGCAACGGTCATGGTGTTCTGTGTGTTGTGTGTACAGTTAATAATGTAGCTGGTGGGGGCTGAGGTTGTCAACCCCTTTGGGCCAGTTTCAGAATTGGATCTCGTCTAGAGTTGGCTCTGCAGAGTTTGTATCATCGTCTGCAGTCAACATGTCCAGAATCGAGAGAATCTCATTGCCAGTTTGGCCTTTACGAAGCATTGAAATCAGAACTGCTGTAGACATAATAATCAATAATCGTAGTTGGAGTTAATGAAAGCAACAAAATGTTGCTGGGCTTCGGCATCATCATCAGCAGGAATCAGCATATCATCCTGCCAATCATAAACCTCAGCTTCAAGTTCAACGAAATCGTAGGTGTCCATTGGTTCAGTAGTGAACATTGATAATGTAGCTGGTAGGGGTTGGACTTGTCAACCCCTTTGGGCCGGTTTCAGAACTGTCAGTCTAGGCAACCGTTGGCGTTCAGCCAGCCAGCACACCAGCCCTCACCAGTGTAGCATCCGACATAGTAGTTGCCAATTGAAATACCAAACTGTTCTTCCATGTGGTAGGTATTCTTCAGATCCCAACCGAGATAGAAGAACTTGGTGTGAATGGAGAATTTCATGGTCTTGTGTGGTTGACTTGTTCAGTATGGCATGGGTTGGGGGCTGGTGTCAACCCCCTGATTGATTAGTAATACTAATCAGACATCATAACAGAGGTATTCCATCATCTCTTCTTTATACATTGCAGTCTCAGCTTCAGTGTTAAATTTAACACCTGCGAGGAAGTTGTAATGGTCAACCCAAGATGCACACCATGTCATTTTGTAGTCATGATTTGCAACTGAGTTGTACTGATTGCAAGTGTCGAGAATCAGAGCCATTGGAGTGGTTCAGAAGTGAACAAAGGTAACTTAACCGATTTTCAGGGTCCTGTCAACCCTCTGACTGATTAGCTGTCCTTATGGTGTTGATAAGGGTTGCTAATTCAGTTTCATCTAATCCCAGAACATATTCTTCAATTACATTCTCCATGAATGTGTAGTTGTTACTATAGAGCTGTTCTTGTAGCAGTTCGATAGCTTCGTCTTGATTCATGGAATGTAGATTAAAGAAACTAATCACTTCAGTGTAGTCAACCATCAATAATCACTCCCATCATTATAATGATCATAATTAGCCATTACAGCTGCAATAGCATTATAATAACCCGCCTGGGAGTTATCATAAAAGATCTTTGCTAGTGATGCAATTAGGGCTTCCAAAGAAGGTCTCTCAGGGACATATGCAATATAGGCCATTTTCGGGTGCCTGTCAAGTGGTGAATGATTAGCAATGCTTATGGGTGTATGATGTATAGTTAATAATCTCTGATATTAGCAATACTAATCGGAGGGGCTCGGAATGATTTGGAGTCCTTATGGGTTTTTTGATGGGTTTTTTGGGCCGGGGGGCTTGACAAATTCGGCGTGATGTGGTATACTGCGGGCCAAGACTGCTGAACCTCCGAACCTTTCTGAGACAATCAGACACATTCGGAGGTATACAGTATATACTTAATAATCTATCACATATACTTGGAGGTATACAGTATATACTTAATAATCTATCACATATACTTGGAGGTATACAGTATATACTTAATAATTCTCTCTCTCTATACACATCACAAACTTATATTTTTTATTACATTTAATATAATGTTAATAATTACTTATATCCATACTCACCTTTCCGCATCACTTCTATCCATCTATTCAATCCATCAATGATTCTTTGATCTGTTTCTTGTGGTAGATAATAATCTTGTATACACTTTATCTTTGCATTGAGATATGCTTGATATGCTTCTTCTAATGTATAAAAATACCCAAGATGAACTCGTTTTGCATTCATATAAATTTTGACATAAAATGGTTTAGTTTTGTTGGTATTAACTCGACTAACTCCAGTTACATATTTGGTAGTAGATTTACGATGTAAAAGAAGGTTTAATCGTTGGTCTACAAATACACATTTATCTGGTCCATAAACTTTATTGCCAGGATACATTATATCCTTATCTAATTGTTTACCTAGTACATTACCTTGCTCTAGATACCATTTTCTGAAATTGGAGAATGTATGCCATTCTGGTGTTACACTACAACCTTCATAAGATGAATACCTAGGATTGTTAGAATAGCACCTTTCTAGCATTTTCGACCAACTACTATAGGCAGGACAGAATACACTTTTACCATTTATACATGGTCGAACAGTATAATCAGCATCATTAACACCTATCCCACACACAAGTTTTTTCTTCATAAGTTCATTTCTTTTTGTTGGTTAGTTCAATTCGCTTTATGATTTCTGCTTGTTCGTCTTCTCTATCTGCTTCTGCCTTCTTGTTAGCATGATACCTTGCTACTCTATCTCTTTCTGCCTGTAGTCTTTCTTTTTGACTTTGATTTAATTGCCTTTGTCTTTCTGATACATCTTCACCGAGTTTGTATTCTCTTGGGCCTCGGTCTGGATTTTTGTCAATATACTTCTGCACTGCCTTAGCACCGATTCCACCTTGTTTCTTTAATTGCTTCTCGATGTGCTTCTTAGAGTACAATGGTTTGACTTTCTTTGCTTCTTCTAGAAATTGCTTAAAAGTAATCATTTTGAATGTTTTTGAAGGGCTATGATGTATTTAGTTGGAATGGGAGTTTTAGTGTGAAAAACTAGTGTTTTTTGGTCGTAAATACTGAGCTTTGAGGTGGTTCAGAGATTGCTTCCTAGCCTTGAGTTTGCCTTTGCAGGTGCCTTTTGTGCTTTTTGGTTTGTTAGAGTGATGTTGCCAATTTGGTGTTATCATGGGATTTTGAAATAAAAACCACTCTGGTGTGGAGTGGTTGATGTTTGCTTATTTAGTTTTGGTATAGGTATGATAGGTACCAAAGATCTTAATAGTTTTTGGCTTTGGATTGTGGTGATAGGGTTTTTTACTCATAGTGTTTGTACCTCGTTCAGAATGTTGTTAATGTCAGTTTCATCTTGGTGGCCTAATACATCTTCCGTGATAGGTGTATCATAGCACAGTTCATATTTATCTGGTGTGCCTTTCAGAATAGCTATTTCATATAGATCATCTTGAAATCCATAGGAACCAGGAAAGCGTACTACAGATACACCATAACCATTAGGGAAAAAGTGTACTGCCTGAATGCCATCATCCTTGAAATACGGATGTGATTCAAAGTTCAAATCAGTGAAGTTCATTTGCAGTGATGGTGATTGGGATATTTCATGCAATACACTTGATGTACTGCTCGATATTCTGTGTCTATCAGTTTACCATTATCACGAAGAACAGCAAGAGTATTCCAACCAATGATAATAGCAAAAGCACAAATAGCAGTTGGAATCAGTTTCATGCATTGTACCCTTCGATTTGAAGTAAAGCACGACGGCAATCATATGCCTGTGTTTGTGAATTGAATGTTGCTACCTTTTGAAATGGTTCTAGCCTATAGATAGACCATTTCGTAGAACCAATCTCTTGCATGATGCGATAGGGATTGTCAATACCAAGTGGATACGGTTTCATGCTTCGATGATAGAGAAGGAACCACAGAATTTGCGAACCCAGTTTAGAGTATCTTTGTAGTTTCTCGGATTAGAGAGAACTGCAGTAGCATTATTGCGTGGATTGTGAGCAATAGCAACATACTGATTGTCATCAACCTCTTCAATCCACATCTGATTTACATTACCATCTTGCCAATCCCAGCGAGATGTGGTGTAGTGATACACTTCACGAGGCTTGCGGTTTGTGGTGAATGTTTGGATCATGGGTGGTTCCCTTGACTACCTTTGTATATTAGCCCACCTGGGGCGGAAGGTCAACCTCTGATTGATCAGTCTTCTTAATGGTGCGGAAACGTTTCCGCATTTCATACTGATGGTTCCGTGTGAATGCGTAAAGAATCACAACAAGTGCTCCAGCCAATCCTGCAACAGCAGCAATAGCATTGATCTCAGTGGGGAAAGTAGTGGTTTCAATCATCTAGAATACCTTCTAAGCGTGGTAGTGTAAAAGTTATGTAGTCTGGGTCTTCTTCAAGAAGTTCTCGATACTCATCATAGATTGCAATGGCATTGAAAACATTCTTGCTCATCTTTTTGCCCTTTTTGGTTTTCAATGCACGTTTATCAAATAGCTCCATTCGATTTCGTGCATTGACTTCAGACAAAAAGATTGAATAATCAACTGGGTCCATCATTGTGAGGATCTCCTTTTCCTTCTAGTGATTTGGCGAAAAGTTCAACATACTTTTCAAGATATGCAGTATCGTAGGCTGCAAGATGATTCTTTGATAATTCCTTGTGCATGTTGTTCAGGTTGGTCCAATCTTCGTCGTTCATAGTTCCAAATCAATGTGTTCTAATTCACCCAGACCAATGTATTCAACACCTTTGTGTATGGTGTGATGATTTACATGCCAATGTCCATGAATGAATAGATCTGGTTTGTGAATCTCTAGTATATTATCAAGAAACTGACGAGTGATAGATGGATCGTCATATTTCGTTTTATTACACTTAGAGCACACTATGTATGTTAGACTCTCTGGCATTTCATGTGCCACAATGATAGATGGTTTGAGTTTCTCATATACATCGCACACAATGAGAAACTCTTTATATGATAATTCTTCATTCACCCACCAGTTGTAACCTTCTGTTCTGTAATGTGCATCAATAGATTTTGCACCACCAATACAGAAGATTTTATCATGAACCATTGTGCCATCAGGTATCCAGAATGGATGCTTTTTACATACACTTGGATTGTCATGATTGCCACGAATGAATCGGTGATCACCTTTTTTCATGGAATCATATGGTGGATTAGAATGAACTTGCTCAGTGATCTTACTCACAAAGCCAACACCGAAGTCACCAACCTGAATCGAAGTATCGCATTCATTGATGATCTTCTTATACTTTTTCCAATTACCATGAACATCACCAATGAAGCGAATACTTTTCATTTGTTAAACCATTTGTAGATATAATATATTGCAAACAGAATGATTGCAACTAGAATCACATAGCGAAACACATAGACAGCCATCATGGCACCGAAGAGCAGAATCCAGAACCAACTACCATCAGACGATCCACTAGAATACGATTCGGATGAGTTATTAGATGATCGTGAACTAATTGGATTGCACGTAACAACTTCTTTTGCACCATAAGTTGATTTAATCTGTGCAATAGCATCTTGTCGTACAATACCAGGAGTTTCAATCTCGATGTTCTGAAGAACATTAGATTGAGTTCGGATTGTTGCTAACCAGCGTTGTCCCATGTTACTGTCCTACTTTGTAAATAATGCAACGCTTAAACTCTTGCCACTCAGTATCGCTAAAGTTATCACTAGCATAAGGAATACCAACATCACTGGCACATTGCCTTGCAATACTTTCAGGAACAGGAGTCGATAGGAAATCATACTGAATGATTGTGGCCAGAAGAATTGGAATCATGATTCAGAAGTGAAACGGTCAGCCCAGAGTTCGTAAAACATTTCCCGAAGATTCTCAATCATTGTATAACGCTGAATGATTGGATTCTCCATGGGAATATCATATAGCCCATCATCATATGGTGCTACAAGTTGAAATGTATCTAGGGCATGATGTAGAATCTCATTGATGAGTTCATGTTGGGATTCTGTCAGAGTGACAGTGATGTTACTTTCGTTCATGATCAGTTGTTAGTGTTAATGTTCAGTCCACCGAAAATCATACGAACACCAATGATAATGCCCCAGATTTGCCAGATGGTGAGTACAGTGTAATTAAACAGGTTCACTAGAATCCAGTGAACAATCCATGCAGGAATCAACATGAATGCAGCACCGAGTGCAAATAGTAGCACAGCTGCAATAACAAGTCCCAGGCCAGTACCTAGGATCTCAGCCCAGGTAGTGTTGTCGTTTGACATAATGCGTCGTCGGCGTGATGTGCGGGTCAAGAAACCTCCGTCTCAACAAAGATACAATAGGATGATTTGGCTGGCTTGTCAAGGGGGGTGTGCCAGCCTGGCAACTGGTTCAGTCAACATAGTATTCAGGAGGAATGCCCTGCTTGAATACAAAGTCTACCACAGATTGCAGACGCTGTTGTGTATTCTTACCATAATTTTTGTGAACTGGTACAGTCACAAAGCCATATGATTTACGATATGACATATAATCACCAGGAGTGAGTACACCATTAGCCATATCTTGTGCATCTTCACGATCTACACGAATCACACGACCAATAGTTTGACACATCTCAATCACATTGAGATTTCGCAGGAGCACAGAATGTGTGAGCCCTGGGCAGTTGATACCTTCACTGAGAATAGAATAGTGAAACAATACAAATTTCTTCTGTTTGTCTTGTCCCCACTTAGTCATTGTCTCAAAGAATACTTCACGATTCACTTTCTTGTCATTGACATATGCACCTTCTTTAGATGTGATGTGAAGAATCTCATAGCCACGCTGTTTGAACTGATTCATCACATCAGTACGAAACAACATCTGACACAATACACGAGTGCTAGGTGCAGCTACCAATACTTTCTGTGCTTTGGTATCATCAAGACCATCCAGAATATCCAATAGAGTCTTAGCATCATGCTTGGCTGCATTGTCTTTATCACGCTCACCATCAATCTCATGAATTTGTACCATTGGAGGAATGATACTACCATTCTCGATCAGTTCAGGTGCAGGTACATTCTCGATCACCTGACCAAACACAATAGAGTTATTCATGCCACGACCTTTAGGGTTCTGTGACAGTTTAGGTGTAGCAGTGAAATAGTATGCAGACTCTGCATGTTGAGACATCATTGCAGTAGAATAAAAGAAGTCTCGCTTACAGGCATTGTGAGCCTCATCAAAGTAGACTGTATCAATGTGTATTCCACTGTCAATAACACGATGAAGAGAATGATAAGTAGTAAAAAGTAATTGGTGTTCATTGTTGAATTTGACCATGTTATGAAACATGGTAATTTGATCAGGATTAGTTGTAGAGAAATGCTTAGTCTCACCAGAGTGAACATGGGCAACCACAGCATTGGTGATCTGATCAGTGAACTCTGCACAGAGCTGATTGGCCAGAAGGATCCTGGGAGCCACCACAAGGGCTGTGAAGGGCTTCTGTGCCTCATTCAGACGACGAATCAGATCACGGATCATGATCAGGGTCTTGCCTCCGCCAGTGGGCACATACACCTGGCCCATACGAACCAGTTCCATCTTGGTGAGGCTACGGCTTTGGTGGGGTCGAAGCTTCATGGTGAAAACAGCAATGGGTCCACCATACCATGGCAGACCCAAGCTTGTCAAGAGTTATTCAGGACATGTAGAAATGAGGTACAGTATCAAACTCCTTTATACTCTTCATCATACTTTTAGTTACTTGTGCTTTAATTGCACCTATCAGTTGTGTTGATTTAAAAGCTCCAGTTGGATTATTCTGCAAGAACAGTTTATATGATTTTTTAGTGATTACACCAAATACAGTTAGGAATATTCTCTGCTTCAAATATCTGTGCATCTTAATGCCACCTCTAGTTAAAAAATATGATACTTGAGCATTCTCATAATGAGTTTTAATCATAGAATCTGAATTATTGATTCCTGATGATAATGAATTCTTTAAAATTAAATTCACTACTGCAACTCTATACGTATTTAAAATATTTTCTCTTTGAGTAACTTTTTCATACTCCTCAATGAATTTAATCAAACTATCTTGTCGTTCAGCACCTACAACAAAAAGTGGTTTTGATATATCTCGTTTTGCTCTAGCATATAGTGTCTGCAAATTCTTTATTTGCATTGAATAATTCTTTGTATCTTTACTAGGGTTCTTTCCATAATCATATTTTCCTTGAGTTCCCTTCAAATAAGTCATCCTAGAATACATACCCTCCTTAGTGTATGGTGTCTGTGGGTCTGTTTTCTTTAGTTTTCTATATACTGGAGTTTTACCTGCTCCTACTGGTTTTGATACTTGAATATCAGTATTAATTTGTTGTGTCAAATTAACTGATTTGTTTATGCTACCAGACAATGCATAGTTTAATGCTTTCTTGCGAATAGATATTAATTCATTATTAATTTTATCAAATTCTGGATATTTGAATAGAAAATTCTCTAATGGCTTAACTCCTGTTCCTCCAACCCATTGAGTGCTATAACCAGGAGTATTGAAAAACTGACCATTAAATCCTGCAGTTCCACCTCCATCTGCTTGTGCTTTTGGCCATGCCAATAGATTGAATTTCACATCATTTTCATATAATCCTAAACGTTTATATCTGAAGGTAACTGGAAACTTCCATTGACCAATTCTATTAACATCAATTTTAGTATGAAGAAACACAGTTTCATCTATCATTTTGTCTATATTTGTTTTAGGATCTGAAAGCATAGCAATAAATTTGCTATACGGATCAACATGCTTAAGCATTTTCTTGCCAACTGCATTGCCTGGTTTTCCTACCACTTTGATATTTTTTGTTCCATTAGTTGCAGGCAATTTCAATGAAACTCCAAACAATGTATGCTTCTTCCAATACATTTCTAGTAGTTCATTATACTTATCAAAGTTATTGATTAAATATATGTCACTTTTGTTTAATATTTCAGCTTCAAATGTTTCCTCTATATTATTCTTTGCAGTCTTCTTTACAATGTAAATATCTGCACTGGATAATACATCTTCCTTTATTGGAAGTTTAGTTGCTTTAATTATCTTTCCCAAACATCTATTCTTTATCAATCTCATGAATGGATCAGTTTGATCCAAGAACTCATACATTTGAAAATTTTTAGATATTAAATTTCTATGATAAAAGTTCTTAGCAACATCATATACTATTTTCACGGAAATATCTATACTCTTTTCATTTGTAGATGGTGTAGTAGTTGTTGGCCAATTTTCAAATACTCGTTCAAATAGAAAATTCTGACCCAAATGCTTCTCATATGCACTGGTATCACTAGTGATATCTGAATCAAACAAATCATAAAACGATTGCTCATGTTGAGCTTCAGTTTGTTTAGAATACTTATATGCAGCAAAATGAGCAAATGCAAGACATTGCATAAGCTCTTTGCCTAAGTCCCATTTTTCTAGTGCCATTTACCTTCTTCTACGAATTGTTGGTGATGGATTACGAATCATCCTTTTATTTGCATAATCTGCATCCATTGCAACATGACCAGTTCTTGTATTTTGTACTACTGGTTTTTCCCTTGTAGTTTTTTGTTGTGATGTAAGTCCTTTTGGAATAGTATCAGTTTTAGATACTTTTTTAGCAGGAACTCTATATGATACTACTGCTGGCTTTTTCTTTCTTTGCTTTGAAGTAAACTCTGCATACTTCTCTGCTTTCTTTCTATCTGGTGTGACATAATGACCTGGACCTTCACTTCCTTTTGGTGATGGTTTTGGACCAGTTCGTTTGATAGATTTTACAGAGTCTTGATCAGATCCATGATGCAATACTTTAAATCCTATTGTTTTTCCAGTTCTCTTGAATGCTTCATCTAAAAACTGTGAATATGTTTTGCCCTCAGCATAATTTCCAGTAGATTGTGCTCTTTTGCGAAGTGCTTGAATGAGTGGACTATCCCCAGACATTCCTGGTTTTTTACTTAAATTTCTTCTTCTTTCTTTCTCATACTCATATTGTTTAGCAGCAGATCTTTTCTTTTTAGGAACTAGACCTCCAGTTTTTGAACCAATTTCTACTTCATCCTTTTCGTAAATTGTATGCATGGAACAATTGATTGATTTTAAGTATTTATAAAAAAGAGGGGCTTTTGGCCCCTCTGAATCACTTATTCATTTGTA